GAAGGCAAGATTGAGGCGTTGAACGCCGGCGCTTACTTCGATGTGCAGGATTCGCAGATCAAGTCGACGCATGGCGGCCTGATTATGTTCCAAGGTATGCAGAACCACACCGCGGAGTCGATCAAGTCGCTGGAAGGCTTTGATATCGCATGGGTGGAAGAAGCGCAGTCGCTTAGTCAGCGTTCGCTTGATCTGCTGCGCCCGACCATTCGTAAGCCGGGATCGGAGCTCTGGTTCTCATGGAACCCGCGCGAATCGACAGACCCGGTAGATGCGCTGCTGCGCGGTGAAGAGCCGCCGCCTGGCGCTGTCGTCGTCGAGGCGAACTACATGAACAATCCGTGGCTCCCTGAAGAGCTGCGCATTGAAATGGAGTACGACAAGCGGCGCGACCCGGACAAGTACGCGCATATCTGGCTTGGTAAGTATCAGCAGAACAGCGAGGCGCGCGTATTCAAGAACTGGCGCATTGAAGAGTTCGAGCGGCCGGCGGGAACGATTCACAGGCTCGGCGCTGACTGGGGCTTCTCTGTCGACCCGTCCGTGCTGATCCGCTGCGACATTCAAGGCAATCTTCTGTACGTCGATTACGAGGCGTATCAGGTCGGCTGCGAGATCGTGAACCTGCCTGAGTTGTTCATGAGCGTTCCTGACGCTGAGAAGTGGCCGATCACGGCTGACTCTGCGCGGCCGGAAACGATCAGTCACATGCAGAAGAACGGCTTCCCGAAGATTCGACCGGCTATCAAGGGCGCGAAGTCGCTGGAAGAAGGCGTCGAATTCCTGAAGTCGTTCGACATTATCGTTCACCCGCGCTGTACGCATCTGATCGACGAACTCTCGCTCTACAAGTACAAGGAAGACCCTCTGACGGGCGCCATTCTGCCGATTCTCGAAGACAAGGATAACCACGTCATCGACGCGTTGCGATACGCCTGTGAGGGCGCTAGACGCGCCGGCAAGGCTCCGAAACCCTCTAAACCCGTTGTCCGTCGCACTGTTGTAGGTGCTGGCGGCTGGCTCGCATAAATGGCACGCAAACCAAAGGAAGACCCCAAGGCAAAGATTGTTGCCGAGGCGAAGGAGCGTTTCGCGCGCTGCGAAGAGGCAGAAAGCGAGTTTCGCAAGCGCTTCGTTGAAGACCTGAAGTTCGCCAATGGCGACGCCGACAACGGCTGGCAATGGCCCGACCAGATCCGCAACGCACGCGAAGGCGATCAGCGGCCGTGTCTGACGATCAACAAGACGCGTCAGCACAATCTGCAGATCATCAACGACGCGAAGCAGAACAAGCCAAGCGTCAAGACGCTGCCGGTCGACGGTGACGCCGATATCGAGATCGCCAAGATTTACGACGGCATCATTCGCCATATCGAGTACAACTCGCACGCCGAGATTGTGTACGACACGGCGACGGAGTTTGCGGTACAGGCCGGCATCGGTTATTGGCGTGTGGTGACGGAATACGCGCACGACGGCTCGTTCGATCAGGAGATTTTCCTTCGCCGCATCAAAAACCCGCTGACGGTCTACACCGACCCGGATATTGAGTCGGCTGACGGCTCGGATATGAAGTTTGCATTCGTGTTCGAGCAGATGACGAAGGCGGAATTCGAAGCAACGTATCCGGGCGAGAAGGCCGCAGACGTTGTGTTCGGTGACGACTCATCGAGCGGCGATTGGATCGGCAAAGACAAGATCCGCGTCTGTGAGTATTTCCGCAAGACGAGCAAGACCGACACGCTGATTGCTCACCCTGAGCTTGGCGCGGTCATGCTGTCGTCCGTTCCTGAAGAGGATCGCGCGAGGATCGACGCCGAAGCAACCGACCGCCGCACGGTCAGCATGCCGCAGATCACCTGGTATCTGATCGCTGGCGACAAGATCATCGATGAAAAGCCGTGGCCTGGCCGATATATCCCGATTGTCCGCGTCATTGGCGAAGAGATCGTCATCGACGGAAAGGTTGAGCGCAAAGGCCATACGCGCAGCATGAAAGACGCGCAGCGCATGTACAACTACATGAGCAGCGCGCAGGTTGAATACATCGCGCTACAGACGAAGACGCCGTTCGTTGGTCCGATCGAGGCGTTCGAAGGATTTGAATCCGAGTGGGCGAACGCGAACAAAGACAACCTGCCGTATCTGCCCTACAACGGCTTGCGCGAGGATGGACAGCCTATCGAGCGTCCGCAGCGCGAGCAGCCGCCTGTAGGCGCTTCTGCGTACCTGCAAGGCATGCAGACCGCGCAGCAAGAACTGATGATGGCGTCCGGCCAGTACCAGGAGCAATTCGGGCAGCAATCGAACGCTCAGGCAGGCGTCGCGATTCAGGCTCGGCAGCGGCAAGGCGATCGTGCGACGTATCACTTCATCGACAACGTTGCTCGAGCGATTCGCTACACCGGCCGCGTGCTCATCGACCTGATTCCGAAGATTTACGACACGCAGCGCGTCGTCCGCATCCTCGGTGAAGACGGCAGCGAGACGTTCGCCAAGTTCGACCCGAATCAGCCGCATCCGGTGGCAACTCCGGACGGTCAGCCGGCGCCGCCGCAGGATCAGCGCGACCATCTGAAAGACGTGCAACTGATCTACAACCCAGGCATCGGCCGCTATGACGTTACCGTCGAAGTTGGTCCGAACTATGAGACGCGCAGGCAGGAAGCGTTCAACGCGCTCACGCAGATCATGAGCCAGGATCAAGAGTTGATGAAGGTTGCCGGCGACTTGCTGTTCAAGGCTGCTGACTTCCCGATGGCTGATGAAGTTGCCGAGCGCCTGCATCGCACAATCCCGCCGCAGATTTTGGGCGAAGGGCCGTCGCCTGAAATGCAGGATGCGACGCAGAAGATGCAGCACATGGGCCAGATGATCGAGCACTTGACGCAGCAGCTCCAGCAAGCGCAGCAGGGCAAAGAGCAGCAGGAGACGAACATCAAGGCGTATGACGCCGAGACGAAGCGCCTGCAGGCTCTTGGTCAACCGCTCGACCCTGAAGTCGTCGCGCACGTTGCTACGCAAGTCGTCATGCAGATGATGCAGACCGGCTCGCCTGATGGTGCGCCACCGCCTGACCCGATGCAGCAGATGCAACAACAACCGAACCCGCCTAGTGCGGGTTTTTCTTTGCCCGCTCCACAGCAATAACCCCGTACCGGTGCGGCATCACCGGGCGAAATCCTCTTGGACTCGTCCATGCAAATTGAAGAAAACGCATTGCCGCAGGAATCAGTCACGCCTACTGAGTTGGAACAGGCGCAACAGCCCGCCGAAGTAAGCACGGAACCGGGCGCCGAGCAAACCGCAGAAACAGTCGAGCAGTCGCAAGAGCAGCAAAAGCCCAAAAACGATTGGGTCCAACGGCGCATCGACCAGTTGACGCGAGAGAAGCACGAAGAGAAACGCCAGCGTGAAGCGCTCGAAGCGCGTTTGCGCGAGCTGCAGCCGCAAGACACGACGCAACCTGGTCAGGCGATGACGCCGGATCAGATTCGCGCCGAAGCCAAGCGGCTGATTCAGCAAGAGAAGTTCGATGAAGCCTGCAACAGCGTATTCGACGCGGGCAAGAAGGAATTCTCCGCTGATTGGGACTCGTCGCTGCGCACGTTTCAGATGCTTGGTGGTGCGCCCACCGAGTTTCTGGAAGCGATTACGTCGATGGATAACGGCCACAAGGTGCTGCATGCACTCGGTCAAGACCCGGAGACGGCTGAACGCGTGCTTTCCCTTCCCCCGTTGCGCATGGCGCTGGAACTGGCTCGCCTAGAGGCGAAGGTTGCCACGCCGAAAACCCCTCCACCTGTTTCCAAAGCGCCGCCGCCGATTACTCCGGTCGGTGGAAAGTCTGCGCCCGTCGAGCCTAGCGAATTCGCATCGACGGCGGAGTACATCGCTTGGAAGAAACGAAACAAAGGCTGATTACCTAGATGGCAAATACGCTTCTTACCCCGACAAAGATCCTCGACGAATCGCTGATGATCTTGGAGAACAACCTTACGTTCTCCTCGCGCGCAAACCGCGAATACAGCAAGGAATTCGCCGTCAGCGGCGCGAAGATCGGTTCGACCGTCAACGCGCGCAAGCCGAACCGATTCGTCGGTACGACTGGCCCGAACCTGAACATCGAAAACGTGAACGAATCGTCGCTGCCTATCAGCCTGACGACTCAGTTCCACGTCGACTTCACGTTCAGCTCGCAAGAACTGACGCTGGTTGTCGACGAGTTCGCTGATCGCTACATCAAGCCGGCAATGGCGACCATCGCCAACAAGATCGACTTCGACGGCCTCGGCCTCGCAGCGAACGTCGCTAACAACGTCGGCACGGTCGGCACCGTCCCGAACGACATTGCAACGCTGCTTGCCGCTGGCACCGCGCTTGACAACGAGGCAACGCCGCGCGACGGCAGCCGCTCGGTTGTGTGGGATCCGGCAACGAACGCGTCGATGGTCAAGGCTGCATCCGGCCTGTTCAACCCGTCGCGCTCGATCGGCGCTCAATACGAATCCGGCATCTTCCAGGCTTCGTCGCTCGGCTTCGATATCGGTATGGACCAGAACATCAACGTGTTCACGTCCGGTACGCGCACGAACGGCACCGTGTCCGGCGCTGGTCAGACTGGCTCGACGCTGACCGTTACCGGCCTCGGCGCTGCTGCAACCGTCGCGAAGGGCGATACCTTCTCGATCGCTGGCGTCTACGCTGTGAACCCGCAAAACCGCCAGTCGACCGGCGTGCTGCGCAAGTTCACCGTGACCGCTGCTGCAACGGCTGACGGCTCGGGCAACGCAACGCTGTCGATCTTCCCGGCGATCAACACCGCGGCAAGCAACCAGCAGTACCAGACGGTTTCGGCTGGCCCGGCGAACGCTGCTGTCGTGACGTGGGACGTTGCGCCGTCGACGCAGTACAGCGCCAACCTCGCGTATCACAAGGATGCGTTCACGCTCGTGACCGCCGACTTGGAAGACGTGTCGCAGTACGGCGCATGGGGCGCACGTCGCATGCACAAGGGCATTTCGATGCGTATTTCGCGCCAGTACGCTATCGGCACCGACACGGTTCCTTGCCGTATCGACGTGCTGTACGGCTGGGCGGCTGTGTACCCCGAACTCGCCTGCCGTATCGTCCGCTGATCGTGTTGATTCAGCAATCGGCCCCCGCTTCGGCGGGGGTTTTTCATTCTGACGAGCCGATGGCATACGAAAAATTCCCCGCATGGGCGACCGGCCCCGATGGTGCGCAACGCATCGTCAACAGCCAGGACGAGCTAGACGCGCTCCCCGGCTACACGGTGCCTGAATACGTCCCGCCTGTGCCGCGCGAGCAGAAGCCGGAGTTCGCCGCCTATCCGAAATGGATTGGCGGTCAGCTTGTGCAGAATGCGGAAGAAGAAGCCGCGTTGCTCGGCTCTGACGACGTAGACACGCGCGAAGCCCTGTTGCAGATTGCAGCAGAGAAGGGCGTAAAGATCGACAAACGCTGGTCCGATGACAAGATTCGGGCTGCTCTTGAGGCTGCTTAATGACGACCGCCGTTGACCTCATTACGTTGGCGCTGAAGGACATAGGCGCACTCGGTATCGGCCAGGCTATTTCGGCTGAAGACACCGCAGACGCGCTCGCTACGCTGAACATGATGCTTGGTCAGTGGCAGGGCGAACGCCTCTCGGTTTATCACCTGGTCGACACGGCGATTCCGTCGACCGGAAAACAGACGTACACGATCGGCACCGGCGGCGACTTCAGCGTGCAGCGGCCGATCAAGATCAACGCAGCATATGCGCGGCTGAATGCTGGTAGTTCGACGCCGATCGATTACCCGGTCGCGCTGCTCGAATCGCGCGAGGACTACGCACGCATCGCGCTCAAGTCGCTGCATTCGTTCCCGTCGTTCGCGTATTACGACCCGGCGTTCCCGCTAGGCAACCTGACGTATTACCCGGTGCCAGACAACACATTCGAGCTGCACATCGTGACAAGCGAGGCATTGCCGCAGTTCACGGCGCCGGGGCAAGTCATCAACCTGCCGCCTGAGTACATGGCTGCGATCCGTTACAACCTCGCGCTGTATCTAGCGCCGTCGTATCAGATCCAGTTGCCGCAGGCGCTTGCGCAGCTTGCCATGAACGCCAAGCGCGTGATTAAGCGCATGAACTGGCAGTCGCAGTCTATGACGATGCCGCGCGGCCTTGGCTCGAAGCAGCGTTTCAACATTTTGGCTCTACGGAATAAAGTGTGGAATTGAACATTTTGTGGTATTCTCTAATTCCGGATAATCGTGTGGATAGAGGTGCAAAATGTACGCAGAGCGATTCGATAAAAACGGCGCGGCAGGTGGTAGCCAAACTGCCGGCCAACTGAATTTGGGCTTGTTCGACCCACTGCCGGAGCCTGAGCAGAAACCGGCGCCGAAACCAAAGTTGGAGCCAAAGCCAGTACCCCAAGTGCGCGCTGGAATGGTGCTCGTTTCTCGCGAAGAGTTCTTCGCATACATCGGCCCGCGCGATATTTCCCCTAGTTCGCAGACAGATTTCTCCGAGTGGATTACTCCAAGCCGAGTTGAAGTTGGCAGGAGTTACCCCGGCTATAAGAACCCTCGCGA